GCGGCAGTACCCTCGATCCGGCGAACTATGAGCTCGAGAACGCATCCGGCAAGCTGCGCATCGAGGGCGCCTGGTCCGAGCCGGTCACCGTGACCTATAGCGGCGGCTATGCGTTGCCCGATGCCGCGCCGCCGGCGCTCAAGGCGGCGACCGGGATGCTGATCCAGGCGGCGCGGGGGCAGGCACGCATGACGAGCGGTCTGCGGTCGGTCATGCATGGCGACACCCGCGTGCAGTATTTCGATCCGGTGCAGATGTTCGGCAAGGCCGGCCTCGCCGCACCGTTGCAGGCGGCGACCGATACCATCGACTCCATGCTCTACAAATACATGCGTATCTATGTTTGAGGTGCCGCCATGTCGCTGACCGGATTGCTGCTCGGCGTGATCAATGCCGCAATCGTGGCCGCCATCTTCGTGTTGATCGGCGCGATTATCGTTATGGTCGCAAAGTGGTTCAGCTACAGCATCGACTGGAACGTGCAGCGGCTGTACTTGCTCGTGGTGCTGCTGATCGTTCTGTACATGATCGTGGCCATGCTGCTGGGACTGCCGACGTGGCGCATCGTCCACGCTGATTTGGCATTGCGGCTCATCGTCTGATGGCCATCGACTACAGCGCATTGCTGTTCGATCCGGTCTATGCCGAGCTAGGCGTGCCGGCGACATTCACCGCGGGCGCTGCCGCTGCGGTCGACATCACGGTCATCGATGACACCAAGCCGAAGGTGCTGCCGATGGCGGTGACAGGCTCCGCGGGGCCGGCCGAGGCGCGCAGCGTCGGGCCGGGCGCCTTCGCCCGAATCTACGAGCTCGCCGGAAAAGGCATCGCGCGCGCCGACTACGCCGATGCGCTACTCGTCTTCAACGGCCGGAGCTGGATCGCGCGCTCGTGGGAATTGCGCGGCAGTCCGTTGGGCGAGGACTGGGGCGAGGTGAGGTTCATGCTCAAAGAGGCGGCGCTCGGGTGAGAGACGTCCGCGAGGAAATCCTGGTGCGGCTGCTCGAGGTGATCGCCAGCATTCCGAATATCAAATCGGCCTATCGCAACAACGTCGACATCCCGGAAGAGGCGTTGCCGGCGGCGATCGTGTTCGATGGCGACGAGGAAACCAGCGGCGCAGACGATCGCTCGGCGCGGCCGGCCAATCGGCCCTATGTCGTGCGGATGACGCCGGAAATTCTTGTCGCACAACAGGCCGACCAGGTTGGGCCAGAGTTGACTGTCCTGCGGCGCGAGCTGATCCGGCGGGTGCTCACCGACACGCAACTGATCGCGCTGGTCGGCAGCAACGGCGCCATCCGTTATCTCGGCTGCCAGACCGACGTTGGCTGGATGCGGTCGCTCCACGGCGTGCTGATGGGGCTGTTCTCGTTCCAGTATCCCCTGAAAATAGAGGAGCTATAAGCCATGCCCGTGAGCCCGAGCGTTCAAAACTATCACATAGGTAAGGGGGTTGTTACCTTCAAAGAGGACGGTGCCAGTACCTTCATCGATCTCGGCAATGCGCCGTCGTTCGTCTGGACGCCGAAGGTTGAGAAGAAGGAGCACTTCTCAAGCCGCGAGGGCGTCAAGGTGAAGGACTTCACCGCCATCGTCCAGGTCGGCGCCACCATCAAGATGACGCTCGACGAGATCACCCCGGCAAACCTCGCCATCTTCACTCTGGGCGAGGCCGGGGCTCCCGACGTCGACGGCAGCGTCCAGGTGTCGGCCTTCAAGAAGCTGGAGATTTCCGGCATCATCCAGGTCGATGGCACCAACGACATCGGCCAGCACGTCGACTTCACCGGCCGAATCTCCATCAACCCGACCGGCGACTTCAATTTTATCACCGACGCCGACGACTTCTCCAAGCTGGAGATCGAGGCCGAGGTGCAGAAGGATGACGTGGACGGAACGTTCGGCGTGTTCACCGTCCATGAAGCCGTGGTGGTGCCATAGGAGTTGTACGCATGGCTGACTTGTTGGATATCGTGCCGGCAACGGCGGTTGCTGTTGTCAGAATACACGGCGAGAGAATCGTGGTGCGCGGACTGAACGCCCCGGCCGTTGCATCGATAGCATCGCGGTTTCCAGAATCCGTGAATCTGTTTGTCAGCGCGCTCCCAAGCGATGACAATATCTCACGATTGTTCATGCTGGTAGGCACCGCAATCGGTCCTATCATTGCCGCCGGGACCGGGCACCTGGCCGAGGAAAAACACGAGCACCACGCCAGCACTGTGTTGTCGCTGGAAGAACAACTAGAACTCTTCACGGCAATTATTGGGCTTACATTCCCAAACGGGATAGCCGCCTTCTTCGAGAAGTTCAACAGACTCGTCGGGGGCGGCACAAAGACCCACAAAATCCGCTTGAAGAGATCGCCGTCTGGGTCACAGCCCTCATCGGACGCGGCTTCCCGCCCGACTATGCAATGACGCTGACGCCCAAGCAAATGTTCGCATACCTCGAGTTCGGCGAGCAAGTCGATCGGATGACGCGAGCGAACAACCTGGTGATCGGCTACGTCGGTGCGCAGGGCGATAAGAAAGCGATCGACGCCATGCTTAAGGAACTGGGCGCGCCTTAGCCGTGGCTGTCCGCGTTCGCCTCAAATCACAGTCGATAAAACCGCAGCTGGATGAGACCGTTGCAAAGCTGAAGCAGCGCATCCAGGCGGCGGCGACTTCCTCTACCCAGCAGCTCGCCGACAGCATCCTTCGCGAGGGGCGCGCCGACATCGCCGCTGCCGGCAGATTTGGCGGCAAGTGGATATCCGGCTTCACCTACGATATCACGGGCGAGGGTGGCAAGAGCAGGACGATCGTCTTTCACCATTCGAACCCGCTCTGGCGAGTCTTTCAGCGCGGGGCGACCATCAAGGGCAAGCCGCTGTTGTGGATTCCGGTGGACCCCGGCGGGCCGCGGGCGAAGGATTTTCCTGGCCGCCTGTTCCAGGTCAAGCGCAGTCGCAAGCGCGATACGCCGCTGTTGATGTCGGCCGACGACAAGCAGGTGAAATACATCGGGGTCAAAAAGGTCATCATTCGCCGGAAGTTCCATCTGCTTAGGATCATCCGCGACGAGGCAAAGAAGCAACGTGATCTGTTCATGGACGAGATGAAAAAGGTTTAGGGCACATGGCGGATGACATAGTTCAGACCATTAAGATCGAAGTCGACGGCGCCGACCAGGCCGCCGCCGAGATCAAGAAGGTCGGCCAGGCGACCGAGGAAGTCCAGGCCACGGCTGCAAGCACGGCTGGCGGCACGCAGGAGCTCGGCAAGGGGCTGGACCAGGTTTCGCAGAAGTCCGGCGTCTCGTCGCGCGAGCTGCGCTCTCTCGGCAAGATCATGAAGGAGATGGGCGCCGGCGAGTTGGCCGGCACCGCGGTGGGGGTTGCAAGGATTGGGATGACACTGGGGGCGCTTGGCGCCACCGTGTTCGCGGCAGCTGCTGCGTTCTCTTTCTTCAAGAGCAAGATGAAGGAGGCGGAGGACCAGTTGAAGGCCACGACTGCGACCATGGCCGAGTTTGCCAAGGTCAACGCGGAAATGCACCCGGAACTGGCCGGCGGGAAAGAGGCATCAAACAATATTGCACTGATCGCTGATGAGCTTGAGAAATTGGGAAAGGCGGCAAACAGAACCACCTTCAGCGTTATCAGCGCGTTGACTTCGCCGGAGACAATGGCGAAGTCGATCGTCACCGCTCTGGATGCAGCCAAAATATCGATCGACGATATTGGGACCAACGCGGATAAGTTGGGCGCGAATTTTCGGAAAGCCACCCTTGAGCTCGCGCGGATGCGTGCGGGGCTCTCGCCGATCGGGCAAACCATCTTTGACGATGCGTTGAAGCGTCTGAAGATTGCACCGGATGTCATCAAGGACATCGAGAAGGGGACGGCGGCACTTGAGAAAAGCCAGGCCGCAGCCGATCGGGCCAAGAAGGCGGTGGACGAGCTTGCAAAAGCCAACGAACGGCTCAACAAAACATTTACGGAAACCAGCTTCACACCCCCACCCGTCGAGGATTGGAGCAACCTTGCAAGGGTTTTAAACGGCATTGCCGACATAGCAGATTCGGTCGTCGCATTTTTTGCAAGGATTCCACCCGCAGTCGATCAGTCCATAGCAATAGTCAACGCCGCCATCGCACAGCTCCAGGCCACCGTTGCGGCCTGGGTCACGACGCCGATCGGCGATGCTTGGCAGTGGCTCAAGGATAGTTTCCAGAGCGCGCTGGACTGGATGGCCCAGAAGTGGGCGGAGTTCAAAAGCATATTCACCGGCACTGGTGGCACGGCCTCGCCCGCGGGCGGCGGCATCCCCGGCATGGCCGGTGGCGGCCTGCTCGGTGGGCGCGGCACCGGCACCTCGGACTCAAATCTCGCCTGGGTCTCGCGTGGCGAGCACATCATGCCGGCGCGGGCCGCGAGCCAGCCGGGCGTGCTGGCATTGCTCGAGGCGCTGCGCTTCTCGGGCGGCAACTTGCGCGCCGTGCTCAACAGCATGGGCCACTTCGCCCTCGGCGGGATGGTCGCGCCCAGGCTGTCGATCCCGGCCTTTGCCGGCGGCGGGATGAATCATGTCAGTATCCATTTCCCTGGCTTGCCGGAAATCACCGGCCTGCGCGCCTCGTCGGCCGTGGTCGATCAGTTGCGCAACGCGGCGGCGATGGCGCAGGTTCGCTCGGGCGGTCGCAAGCCGAGCCGGTATAGCTGATGCTGACGCATGTTCCGGCCTATACCCTGCTCGCGATCGATGACATTGACTTCAGCGATTATGCCGTGCGTGGGATCACCATGACGCTGGCTCCGATCGACCAGGCAGCGGCCTTGGCGCGCGATTGCCGCGGGTCGCTGGCCGACATTTCGGTGGCACAGTTCCGGCAGCACAAGGTGACGATCAGTTGCACCGACCATGAGGCGCCCGAGCTCACCGACGTGTGGCCGGGGCAGGACATCACCATCACCTGCATCCCCGGCCTCGGCAGCGGCGGCACCGATGGCGCAGGCGAGGTGCTGACTATTTTGGCCAAGGTGACGAGCTGGAACACCTCGCGCGACGAGTGGGCGGCGGAAATTTCGTGGCAATTGGAGGCGGAACAAAGATCACTATGAATTACGCTCGTATCTACGATGAGTTCATTGCAAGTAGGCGGCACAGGACACCTCGATTGGCGGATCGACATCATGTGATACCTCGATGCATTGGGGGAACAAACGCAGCAGAGAACCTCATTCGGCTTAGTCCAGAAGACCATTTTTTTGCTCATCTGCTCTTGGCCAAGATATTTGGCGGAAAGCTCAACGCGGTAGCGTGGCTGATGGGAAGCAAGCTTGGAAATGTGCGTGGACGAGTTGCCCGCGAGAGATATGGCTGGCTTAAACGCAAGTTCGTCGCCGATCAGAAAGAGAGAATGAAAGATCCTGTTTATAAATCAAGGATGATCGCGGCCTTGACCGGCAAGCCAAAGTCCGCCGAAGCAATTGCAAAAAAAGTGGCCGCGATGAAAGGGGCTAAGCTCAATTTCTCGGCCGAGCAACGAGCAGCTCTAGCCGAACGGCTGCGGGCGTGGCTCAAGGCAAATCCAGATCATCATTCCCGTGTAGGCGCGAAGTTGCGCGGGAAGGCGATCTCTCCAGAGCACCGTGAAAGGATTGCCACGACACTCAAAGGTCATTCAGTCAGCGGCGAAACCAGAGAGAAGTTAAGGCGCGCAAGGCTCGGCAAGACGACGCCTGCGGCCACGAGGGCAAAACAATCCGCGGCTCTCAAGGGCAGAGAGATGCTGCCTGTTCAACTCGCAAACCTTCAGAAGATGAACCAAAAGGGAAGACCTGGATTTAAGCTCAAGCCCGAGACCAAAGCGAAGCTATCGGCGGCGCTATCCGGACGACGGCTCACTCCTGAACACCGCGCAAAAATAGCAGCCGCTCACCAGAAGCGCGCGGCGACGGCACGAATGGCGGCCTGATTCATGCCGGCCGGCCTGCCGTACTTCGCCTGGATCGATCCCAGCGAGACCACGTTCGCGCCCGAGCATCTGCGCTGGGACGAGAGCATCTTCAGCTTCACGCTCAAGCAGGACGAGGGCGACCCGGCGAGCCTGACGGCGGTCGTGCGCCGGCCGCGCAACGATGCCGGCAATGCCATCGGTCTGCTCGGTCCCGGCCGCAAGATCTGGTGCTGGTTCGCGCTCGACTGCGGGCCGGACCTGATCCGGTTCCGCGGCCGGCTCGTCGGGGTGCCGACATCGATATTCGAGGAGTTGGTGACGCTGGAGTTCGTGGCGCGGCCGATCGATCTCGTGGCGCAGAAGGAAGCCTTGGCCGAGACGCTGCGGGTGCTGCCGTATTACGACGAGGTCGTGATCGACCCGGCGCGGCGCACCGACCCGGAGGTTGTGCTCGAGGGCTACAGCGCGATCTGGCACTACGACCGCGAGACGCACGAGCTCACTGTCTCGGACGAGATCACCGGCGAGGACGGCCTGGTCGAGTTCGACGGCGCCAGTGAAGACGGCAAGGTTTTGTACGACGGGCTCGGCCTCACGCTCACCAGCGGGCCGCTGGCGCGGGTCGACGTCAAGGCCGAGTACACCTGGACCCAGCAGGCGCAGGGCAATATCGACCTGACGCCATACCTGATCCGCAACTGGCCGGAAACATACCGCAACCAGATCACGTCCTACAGCTTCACCGCCGACAACTGGCCGAAGGCCGGAGCCGGTATCGGCGACGGCTGGACCGTCACGGACGCGACCGCGCATGCGAGCTTGGATTTTACGGTGCATAGCACGACCGGCGGCAGCACCATGAAAGTATTCTTCCCGGACACAAGCTGGTTCGGCGGATCGACCACGACCACCACGTACACGGAGACAACGAGCTCCGTGGATGTCCTGGAGGGATTGACCTACCCGGAAATGGTGACCAGTGACCAAATTAGCGTAACGACTGCTCCCGAACCTTTAAGCGTGTTCAACACGGGCGCGTTCGGGACGGCCACCTATACCTCGTCCTACAGCCGCAACTACTCGGCGGTGGCTGCCCTGCTGCCGTTGAACTATAGCGCGGTCGCGCTGCTGGCGGGCTATACGGCCAAGCGGCAATGCACGGAGCTGGTGTCGTTCTCGCTCTACGCCGACGTGCAGCATGTGCTGACCGATCCCGAGGACGGCGAGGCGCTACGGGTCGACGACGTCAAGTCGGTCAACCTGAGCGAAGCGATAGGCGAGGGCATTGATGCCTATGTGCCGATCGGCGATCCGCGCCGGCGGTCCTACATCGCGACCGGACGTGGCAACCAAAGCGTCGAGCACCTGATCGCGCTGGCGCGGGCGCACCTCATGAAGCGGGCGCGGGTGGTGGAGATCGCGTTTGCTCCGAAGCTGTCGCGCATGCCGGAGGTGACGCTGCGCAAGAATGCGTTTCTCGTGGAGCCGCGGGTCGGCGAGGCACTCGGCAAGGTCATCGGCTATTCGCTTGGGCTGGACGGTTCGGATGGCCGGATCAATTGCGAGATCCGCATCGGCTGCGCCATCGGGCGCGGCGGGTCGGCCGTGGCTGCGGGTGGATCGCCGACCTATTGCGAGGTCGCCTATGCCGGGGCCGACTATCAGCAGTACACCGCGCGCACGATCCTGTTCGACACCTCGGTCGGCTATCAGCCGCCGAACGCCGACCCGAACGACGACGGGATCAATTTCCTGTCCGCCATCACGGCAGAGGATGTGATCGACGTTCCGCTCGCCGTGGTAAACCCGCCCTCGGTCCAGGCAGCCTACGTTTGGGCACACTCCCATTGGGACGTCGCGGCAGAGTCGGTCCCTGCTTACGATCCCTTGGAAGCCTTCGGCCCGACCGTGGAGGAACTGCAGGCGATGGTCGCGGCGCGGGCGGAGTCGGTCAACAACGCCTTGAAGCAAGTCGAGACTAAAGCGACGTTCAAGCTCAAGGCCATGAACCGCGAGTTTTCGAGCGACTATCCGATTCAGGTCACGGATCTGAAAGTGCCGACTGGCTACAACCTCGAGGCGGTGTAATGGCAGGCTTTGAAGTTGTCGTTCGCCCGGCCATCCTTCCCAACATCCGACCGGCACCGCCGCGGGTGCTGCCGGTCGCGGTCGATCCCGCGCAGGGCTTCGCCGTCATCAGCGGCGCGGGCGGCAAGCTGATCGACTTGCCGCACACCTGGAGCGTCAGCCTTTCGCGCCAGAAACCGCAACAGCAGGAAGCGACGCGGCAATTCGACAAGGAGAGGGTCCACCAAGTGACAGAAACGGCAGGTGGCGCCAGCATCATGCACCTGGACAATTACGTCGATATTGAGCGGCTGAAGCGGATCAGAATTGATACGGATCAGGGACCGTACAAAGTATTTTATAATGATCCGCCGGAGAGGTCCAACGTCAAACCCATTGAGACAGATGTAACACGATGACGATCGTCTACGTCACCACCGGCGCCTGGGGGACCGGCAGCGGCGCGCCGAACAGCGCGGCCCAGGTCGATGGCAATTTCTACGACGTCGATCAGCGCATCGTCGCGCTGAATGCCGATCTGGCCGAAGGCAAGCGCATCGACAGTGTTACCTATACGCCGAACAGCATGACGTTTCACTTCACGGATGGGACGAGCCAGGTCATCCCGCTGCCGATCGCCACCATCACCTATGTCGGGCAATGGACAAATGGCACGCCCTACAGTCGCGGGCAGATGATCTCGGTGCGCGGCCTCGGCATGTTTCAGGTGCTGGTGTCGCATACGACACCGCCGCTGCCTGCGGTCTTCGATCCGACTGCAACGGACGGGTCCGGCAACCCGCTCTATTCGTTCTGGCTGCCATTATACGATATCAACTATGACGCGGCCATCTTCGTGCCGGGCACTGTCCAGCGCGCGGCGGGCGAGGTGTTGTTCCAGGCGGTCGCTAATCGGGCCATGCAGATCGTCAGTGGCAACGCATACTGTTACGCCTACCTGGATGTTGGCGTTGCGACCGGCAGCAACATCGTCCTGGCGATCGAGAAGAACCGGGTTCAGATCGGCACCATCACGTTTGTGGCCGGCAGTGGCATCGACGCCGGTGGCGGGCAGCCCGGTGCGTTCAACATCCCGGCAGTGGTGGATTTTGCCGGCGGCGACAGATATGCGTTGCGGGTGCTGTCCTCCACCAACGCCGCGCCGTCCGGGCTGTCGGTGACGCTGCCATTCCTGCGCACGGACATCTGATGCCGGATAATATTGGGGCGTATTCGCCCGATCTGCTGACGAACATTTACAATGTGCAATGGGGATCGGCGCAGCAAGGGCTGCTTGCGGAATATCCGCCCGGTCCCGGCGCTCCACTGTTTGAAAACATCCAGGACGTAATGAAGGGCATTCCCACGGCTTATGCACTTGATTCTGGCGAGGCCTTTCCAGGCATAAACATGGGAGCGTCCGGGCTCGGGTATACGGTCCTCACGAAGGGCCTGGTCTGTTTTGGCCAACCGAGAGATGGTGACGCATGCTTCATCGCCGCTCCAGGGTTCCAGTATTACTCGAATGGTGGAAGCGATGCTCTTAAAAGGGGGTTTTTGGATGCGGACGGCAAGCTCGTCTGGAAGGACACGGGAGATGGCACCGGCAAGCTGATCGCGCTGGCTTTCGCGGGAGAAGCTTTTTTTGCAGTTCATGCGAAGGCGAACGGCGGCTCTACGATCTCAACTTCATTCGATGGGGAAAACTGGATAAGCAACCCGGCTTTCAGCGATGAAGCCTCGATGGGTGGCGCGGTCGCAGCCGTTAGAAAGAACGATGGCGAGCTGCTCTATACCTCCTGTGGCGAGATTGCCCAACCTTCGGAAGACATCAGAAACTTTGTTTCCAACCTTGCCTGGGCGACGTCCACTGACGGGAGTGTCTGGAGTGCCGGGTCAAATCCCGGATCGATGGCAGAGCCTGGAGTGAATTACGGGATAATAAGCAACTATCCATGTACGGTAGCCGCCGGCGAGGTGACTGAAGACACGGAGGTGGGCCAGGAAATCAAGCAGATTTTCGTGGCCGCAGCCGCGACCAAAAAACGGATAGAAAATCCTAACGACACTAATGTGCCTTTTGCAATGCTGACAGCGGCGCCTGCAACGTCGACAACGGGGGAATCCTGGACCGTTACGGCCATCGGTCTGCCGGCGGGGCTTGACCAGTTCAGTTGGGGCCTGGCCGTCGTTTATTGCAACGGTGGTCAGTATTTTTTGATGTCGGACCATGAATACATCTCTGGCGAAGTGGGGCATGCCATACCTAAGAGCAATTTATACAAATCGTCCGATGGCAAGAACTGGGCCAAGATACGGACCAACATAAACTGGATGTCGACCCTGAGTGTGGTGGCCAGCAATCTGAGCGCGACGACCATTGTCACGCTCTCGGCATAAAAATGCTCGTCTGTAACGTCAGCCAGTCGCAGCGGCGGGCGGGCATCACGGCCGATCTGGCCGAGGCTGCAGCGGCAGTGGACTCACCCGGCACCGGCAACGTCGTCTTTGCCACGCTGGTCGACGACCCGGCTTCGGTGGGCGATCACGTCGATGCCTATCTCGGTCAGATCATGCGCGAGGCGGCGAGTGCTGCCGCCACCGTCAATGCCGGGCTCGTCTATCGCGTCGCTGTCGACGAGACGGTCACCGCCATTTCGACGCAATCAGGTTCGGTGCCGACCGTCTGGAGCGCGGCGGTGGTGGAAGCGGCAACTGCGGCCTCTACGCAAAGCGCCACGGCGGGCGCGGGCGCCGTCATGCGGAATGCAACGATCTCTGGGGTATCGCCAGTGCAGGTCAATTCCGGCGTGCCGCCGGTCAAGAGCTCGCGGTTGAGTTCGGGAACAGTGTTAGGAGCTTAAGCCTTTGGCCCTCTACGACACCTCATGGTATTGCAACGCTGGCGACCAGTCCACGACCGGGCATTATGCTGTCGCCAAGAGACCCCAAAATACCGCGGTCGTTGCTGGGCAGATAGTTCGTCAGTTTACCGCTCCA